ACCTTCTCCTGTTCCTTAAACTCTGGATTCTTTTTAATATCTGGATACCAGCGCCGGCGCAAACCGTCCTTGTTTGTTGCATTGAACATCACACCCTGTTGATTAGGGTCACGCACCTTGACCGCATACGATGGCTGCTTTGAGTGTGTGGTGTAGTAGTCAGACTCAATGATGATATTTTCAGCACCGTACTTTGCAACCAAGTCTGGTAGCTGTGTTGTCTTGTACTTCTCCAAATCAGTTTTGATCCAGCTACTTTCACCGTTCAATGGCGGATACATTGTTTCCGGCGCAAACTGCATTAGCTCACGATCACCATTGACCTCAGTAACGCGCCAGACCTTGTTCAGTTGTTCAGCAGCAATCTGTGACGCTTTGTTGATATCGCCGGTATACAGGAACGCAGACCTTTCCAGATCACGAAACTGCACCAGATACGCCTCACCCTTTTTCGGGTCGTCTTCAAACCACTTGTCATAGACCTTGTTTGATGCCTTGCTGATACGCTTGCTTGTGTCCTTGTAGTTGCCAGCCTTGGCAGTCCAATCCTCACCACGCAGCTTGCGTGTAGTTGGATCAACAGCAACAGTCTTTGCAGCAGTTGCGTATGCAGAGGCCGGCGACAAACCGGCTTTTGTGTTAGCAGCTATTTCCTGCAACATCACCTTGTCTTGCATTGATTCAATATCGTCAACAGCGTTTGGCATTTGTTGTATGCGGGAATAGATATCACCAGCAAGGGCAGCGTTGGCAGGATCAGACTCACCGTTTGCAGCCATACGCAACAGATCATCGCGCAAACCTTTTGGCATGTAGCCGGTTTGCTCTACCATTGCCACAGCCATTTCAGACCACTGGAATCTGTTTTCAGGATTAGCAAAACCGTATTTGAGTGTATTGTCATACACCTCATCCATACCAGCCTCTGCATCCGCACCAACAACAGGCATACCCAGATTAACAGCCGCCATTGCCTCAGCAATGCGCTTGTCCTTTTTGGATATATCCTTCATATCCGCAATTATTTTCTGTTCATCCGAATAGCGCTTGTTAACGTCAGACCGTGCAGCATCGATTGTTTTCAGCCAGTCTTCCTGTGATACGTTGGCTGGCTTTCTTTTTTCATGGTGGCGCAGCGCTTCGTTTGCAGCAGCTATGCCTTGGCTATCGTAAGTGCGTGTAACGCCACCAATGAAGCGCATACGCTCGGCTTTACTGTCAGCCTCAAGCACATAGTCGTTTGCCTCCTCTGGTGAAATGATGCCGCGATCAACAGCTTCGTCAACCCGCATATTTATTTCAAGCTGTGCCTGTTCAATAGCAGTCTGGTTGCCGTTGTATGCTGCACCGCTCAGATCGTTATAGTTCTGTGCGAGCTGTGTTTCAAAGCGGCCAACAAATGCCTTGATAACGTCTTGTGATGCCTTGGCTACTTGCTGGTCATCGAATACACCACTGTTGCGGGCTTTTGACAGCGTATCCATTGCGCCATCCATATCGCCAGCCTGTACCTGTTGCTGCACGCCGGCAATGTAAGACTTCTGCATATCCTGTAACACATAGCCGCGCTGCATAACAGAAGCCTTTTCTTTCAGCCTTCCGTATGCGGCAGTTTGTGTATCCATGTACTCTACTTTGCGTGAGTTAGGAACGTCCTTGACTGATTCCTGTAGTTTCTTTTCGTAGTGTTCAACAACAGGCTGCATAACGCGCCGTGTCGGTATGAAGGTACTCTGACCTTCAACCGTTACTTCAGGATCGTTAGGATCAATATTTTTCATTACCTCAGTGCGTATTTCGTCCGGCATACGCGGATCATTGATATCAATGCGGTCGCCACTGGACAGGTAATCTTCAATCATCCCCATTTGATTAGAAACAAGCGCGTTCTGTTTTACGAGTGCCGCTTCGTCAATGCCATCCTTTACAACACCATAAGCGTTTGCAGCATTGCCAACAAGACTGCTTACGAGTTTCATTTCCTCGTTAGGGTCTTCCTGATATGGCACAGTTGGTTGCCCAACCGTGTAATCAATATCCATCATTTTCATCCGAACAAACCCCCGCCGCCAGCACTGTGACGAATTTCCTGATACTGCTGCTGTAACTGTTTATACATACGATCATAAGCAATATCTTGCTCTTTCACTTGCCCAGCGCGATGTGATTGCAATGATGCAGACTCCAATTTTGCACCCGTACCGGCCTGCTGAGTCAACAGCGCACTGCGATCATACGTTTGTTGTTTTTTCACTTGGCCTAACTCTACAAGTGCATTTTCCCAAAACGCACGCGCCTGCTTGTGCGCAGCTTTCTTTGCCTTGCTGTGCATACTGGATGACAAACCGATATCAAGTACAGCACCAACAGCCGTGCCCCAGCCGGGCATTATCGCTGTGCCCATTGCTGTAAATGAACCACCAGTGTTTTGTGCGCCACCGCCCGCTTGCGATGCAAGGTTTCCAAATGCACCAGCGCCGGCCTGCCAGTCAACTCGTGAAAAATCCCAGCCATTGCCTGTGTTGCCACTACTGCCAAAGCCAGCAAAGTCATTGCTGTAGCTTTGTAGCATCCCATTTCCGCCGAAAGTTGTCATACATTGTTACTCGTAGCTTTGCCAAAGATACCCGCTATTTCAGTGCGCAAGTTTGACTGCGCAACAATTTCAACAGCGGATGCCCGATCAAATCCCTCACTGGAAATATCAAAATCACCAGTGATAACAGCGTCATTAGGATCACCCCACGATGGAAGTTGCTCTGCCGGCACTGTTGGCACATAACCATTTATTGATGGCATACATGAATTAAAAATACGCGCAAATATTTTTGGCCAGCGATTGCGCCCGCCCTGTGATGTGCCAGCCTGATTGCCGCCCTCCAATGGAACTGTTTTTAATGCTGCTATATATGGCAATCCTAAAAGCACTGTATCAGTCACCCATGAATCAATCGGAATGGCACCAGCTAACACTGCATGTGGCGGGATTGACCTGAAATATTTATTGTTGATTGGTTCAGACTTTGTGTAGAACGATTCAATTTCTCTCAACCTGCCATCGATAAATGGATTCGCTAAAAAATCTAGGAACATTTCATTACTAATGGCAATACCGCTTGCAATCTTTCCGTCAAGATGATCGAAGCCGTAAATAATTCTTTGGCTGTATCCGGTAATGCCAGTGAAGTTTCCACCCATAGCAATGATTGATGCAGTCACAACATACAGAGCCAAAACGCCTTGCGGCGCTGTTGCAATCAAACCATCATTTACAACAATCCAATTCACGCCATCGAATCGCGCAATCTTATTAAACGGCGCAGTGAATATTCCACCAGCCACAATGCCGCCAACACCATCCTCAGCAAGCACCCGCACACCAGTTGCTAATCCGCCACCAACAGCAGTAAACACCGTTCCATTCCAGCGCATCACACCAACACTAGCAACTGCATTAATGGCTGTGAAATCACCGCCAAAGAATATATTAGTGCCCTGTGGAACGATGCTGTGCACAGCCGCATCTGCACCAGTGCCTAGTGCAGACCACACAGCGCCGTTGTAACGTGCAATAAAGTTTGCGGCCACTGCATTCATTGTTACGAAGTCACCACCCGCATAAAGGAATGTGCCATCGTGATACAGCGCACGAACAACGGCGCTTGCACCCGTTCCGATTGCTATCCATGCGGCACCTGTCCATTCAGCAATTCTTACTGTAGCAACCACAGGCGCAACTGTTGATGTAAAGATGCCGCCTATAAATACATGCCCGCTTGATGGATGAACAGCAATTGAGTGCACATCGTTATTCACACCACTCTGCATTGCAACAAATGTTGAGCCATCCCAGTAAGTGATTCTGTTAACTGTTACACCATTTGCAGTAGTGAAGTCTCCACCAACATATAGCCTGTTAGTGGCCGGATCAAAAGCCAGCGCCCGCACAGTGCCATTGCATCCAGTGCCAAGCGCCTCAAATGATCCAGTAATAAAATTGAATCTGGCAATGCGCGAATAGCTTTGATTATTTATTTTTGTAAACTCACCGGCAATGATGAAGCTAGTAACTGATTCTGCAACTACTGCGCGAATTGCACCATCAAACACAAGATTCCTACCATCCAAAATACCGGATGCTGCAAAGGCCAGATTTGCACCAACGCTTGTAAGCGTGTCAGTTGCCACCTGCGCAGACGCATACGCATCCAGACAAACTTCATTAATAATTGGTGGGTTTGTTCTTTCAATTGCAATCACACCAGCATCACGCTTTTTTGCCATGAACAAGTAGTTTGAATTTGTGTCCTGTGTTTGCGTGATAGAAATGATTGGACAGTCAGCAGAGTAAGTGCCCCACGCAACAAGCTCCATATCAGGCGCGAATGTGCATGTGAGCATTGATCCATCATTTAACAAAACAAACAGTAAATAATTTGGTTCCAGACAATAAGCGATGTCTACAACAGAAGAACCAATATCATGCGACAGCTTCAGTGATATGTCTCGTGACACCCAGCCATAAACAGAATCACCACCATCCTGCATGAAGCGTATGCGCCTTGCATTTGGCGCAATATACGCAAGGCCGATGCCTATTTCAGGCGGTTGAAGCGCAACACTGCCCTGATAACTTTGTTGTGAAAACTGGAAGTCTGCACCCGTAACTGTGCCACCCTGAGCGCTCAGCACCCATTCCGAGTTATCTGTGCCAATGAGCAATATCTTGTGCGACTGAATCCATGTGATTGAAACCGGCGAACTCAGCTCAAACGCCAAAGGATCAGCAGGGAGTGCGCCTGTTGCCGGCACTTTCAATACACCATAATTACCAATCTTTGTAGCCCACACACCAGACGGCGCTTGTGTTGTATTAGCAAACCATAGGCGCGCTTGATGCAATGCAACTGCTTTTGGGAATGATCCTGTGCCCCATTTTGGTGGCGAATAAGCCGCCCCTGTTCCAACAGTTGTTTCATAGAACACCATCGGGTCAAACTTCCATTTGTTTGTTGCAGTATCAAAAAATAATTTGCGCGGGTAGTGATTGCCATGCACCACATACAATTCGCGCTTCGTTGAATCCATTGCAAATTGCAACTCCTTTGCTTCGGTTGATGAATATGGATGCGCAAGACTTACAGCGTTTGCCGCAGAATCACCCAGCAGACTGACATTGTTTATCAACACATTTGGACGAAGGCCATAATTTGGCTGGAATGGATTAATAATTTCAATCCAGAAATACACATTTGCAACTGCTGGCACAAATGTGTGCGTAACAAGCGTGCGCGGAAATCCTGCCGCTGTTAAATTCACTTTATAGTTCAATATGTTTGCCAAGTTGTCAGCCGTGCCAAGTCTGACAGCAAGCACACAGCCATTTGCAGATGACATGGCTGGCACTTCAACATACACGCTGAACTTGTGTGATGCCGCTGGAATCGGTATTGGTATTGTCTGCTTCATCCGTGCCCACGTTGTCGGATGACTTGAATCGTTAAAACTGACCATCATTAAATTAAACGTGCTTCCATAAACAGTCTGTATTACCTGTGCATATTCAGCAGAATTGTTATAGCTCGGTGTAGGGTCTAGTGGTATCGCGCCGGGTCTGGACAATCCCCAATTTATCATCGGGTTTGGTGTTGCTGTGAATGTTCCGTTTTTCACAAGATCAACAGTATCAATTTCCAATCCAGATGCACTCACCAAACGCACTGTTGTATCCAGAAATGCAGCGACCAAATCGTCACCACTATCGCGATTGAATGTGGCAAGCGTGCAAGTGTTACCATCTAACTCAGCAATGAATTCTGATCCTGCACGCTTGCGAACTGATCCCTGCGGGCTGATGATCCAGTTTCTGCAAAACTCTAAAGCGTTTGCATAAACGTCAGACAGAGTGCGCCCCCACACCCTGCGTGACAGGACGCCGGCGGTGAAACCCTGAATGATTGGATAGAAGCCGGCCATTATCGCACCCGCGTCAATTCTGTACTGCGGAAAGACTCGTGTTTGGCCTGTGAGCCATTGATTGCATACGCGTCCGTCTTGCGCTTTTCATACTCACCCGCCAACGATGCAAACAGCTTTTCGTTTTCTGTAAGCGGTATTGCAAACTCTACCGCCAGACGCAATGAAAAGCTGTCAATGAACTGGGAGGTGAACAGATCGATATCGCCTACTTGATCCATGCGGCGAACATACTCAACATTGATAATGCCGGCGTTTGCAAGAATGAATGCACCCTCTACGCGCCAGTCCTCCAAAACCTCACTCATGCCAGCAACCCAAGGCGAATTAAAGTTGTCGTAATGCACGCGCCAGATATTGAGCGCATCCGTAGGCTTAGGAAAACGATTATCAAAACCGAATACGGGCTTGATGATATCCGGCGTATCCAAAACAACCTTTGACAATGCAAACGACCAGACGCGATCCTCAGTGACGATATCACGCACCAGCGCATAGTTTAGCAAGCACAGCTTTGCCTCTAGTGAGTCCGGCGTCAGATCAACAACAAGGCCAGACACGGTAGAAACCATGTTGCCACCAAGTCGAAGTATTGTTTTGTTGCAGATATCAATTTCAGTTGTCATAAGAGTGTCGGAGCATTCCAGTATTTGAAGTATTTAAGAAATGACCACATAACACCCGCGCCAGTGTCGCGCACACCAAGCCCAATGTTTGTTGGTATGGGTGTACTCCATACGGTTTTTGCATTTGCACTAGCATCAGCGCCAGCGGGCGCGTCATTGATGGAGACGCTAAGGCCAGCTGTTGTTGAGTGTGACACGCGCACTTTCAGATCAGAACCACGCGGGTAATTTGTTAATCCTGCCGCAGTTAATATATAACCCTGCACGCCACCATGTATGCGGGTTATTTGCAATTGATCCTGTGAACCAAAATATTCAATCTCAAACCTGTTGTTGCCATCCGTTCTGATTGAAAGTATTTTTGTTGTTAGGTGAGGCTGCGAATATCGGTACATGGGTGAAATCAATAATTCCACGGCAAAGTTTGTCAACGAAAAAGATGGGATGCTCACAGATGGCGCAAAGAAAGTTGGATTAGTGCGTGTTGCGGTTGCGCCATTTGTGGGGATATACCCTGAAACCCATGTGCCCACTTCAACCTGTGCGCCCCAAATCAACAATCCTTTTGTGATGTCACCTGTGTATGATGATTGCAGTGCATCCGTCAAAAAAACAATCTGCGGCTTGATGCCAACACCAACATTGGTGAAGCCAAGACTAATGCGCCACCAGCCACTCCCGATGCTATCCATGTAAACATTTAGGTTTGGGCTATTCAGCTGGCCAGTAGCAAGATCAAACACAGACTGCACTGCACCAACAACAACCGCAAACTTATTCCTACCAGCTGCTTTCACAAAGAATGAAAAGCACACATCGCCCGCAGATGGCAAATCAGCAGCAGTGCTGAATATGTGTGTTACAGAGGGTGTTGCAGTCTCCAACAGCTTATCAGCAGTGAGTGAGCTGTCTGGTGCAAAATCACTGTTCGCTGATACCGTCAAATTGCTGCGCGTGTAAATCGCATTGCCCATATCTTCGGAAAACGTCAGCGCATTGGTGCGCGTATCTTCCATGATTAGCCCTTGGTTTTTATAATAGGCTGGTGTGTTCACAGCTTTCTGTGACAACACACCGCCATCACTCACATCCATTTCAGTGCTGGCACGCGTGAATACAAACGGTGCCATCACACTGCGTGTTCTGAAATCAATAAACGTGGTAGGAAATGTGCCGTAGTCGCCCCAGAACTGTAGCCAGCGATCATCCAGCGCGCCAGTAAAGCCAAGCAGCCCCAACCACTCATAAAACATATCGTTTATATGGCGGGGGGCTACAGGGCTGGCAGCAACATTTACGAGGTAGTCATACCACAATGTTTGAACGTGCTCACCAGTCGCACCAGAAAACAACAGCCACGCTCTTTCCAGATCATCGATATGGCCTGTTGCCGTCGAGAGCGCATTGCGCAGCGCACGCAGCTTTAAATCACTGACCTGACTCAAAGAAGTTATCCTCTGGTTTCTCAGCAGTTACTTCTTTTTTGGATGCCTTTTCTTTTTTCGGCTTAACCTCTGCCTTCAATCCGTGCTTCTCAGCAAAGTAGTCGACAAAGCTCTGGCAGCAATCAACAGCGATGTTCAGGCTTGCAGCCAGCGCAGTCACATTGATGGACTCACCGTTTGCTACAGCCGCTTGCACAGCCCTGTTGATTTTCATTTGGTCATCGATATCAGCACCACCTTTCATAATTCCCTCCTAGGGTATTTGTTCGCGGATGTAATCAGCAACACGCTGGCCGGCGGTATAACCAAGACCTGTTGAATTAGGTACAGGCTCATTCCACACAACAGCGATATTGTTGCCAAGTGACTGCATTACGCCGTCAATGGTTGTGACGTTTGGGGATGCAGTTGCTTCCACATGAGCAGTCAGCTTCGGGTTTTCATTGAAGCAGGACGCAGCGAATGCACTGGTAGCAGACATGGTGGTATACAAGGCAGAGTTCTCAATCATGCGATCAAGCATTTCAAGGATTGCCACATACACAAGGCCGGACTGGATCAATGCAAGATCAATGGTTGCATCATCGATGAACACACCAACAGAGCCGCTGGGTACAGCGCCATCCAGTGTTGTGGTGTTTGCAAGGGCGTCAGTGCGAACGATATCGGGCTTTATGCCGTTGATAGGCATCGTAAAAACGGTAGTAGTCATAATCTTTCTCCCATAAAAAAAGGGCGGCTTTCACCGCCCCTTGTTTTTACGATTAGCTGTTCAGCACATCCAGCTTAACTACATGCTCGTCTTCTACGCGGGTAGCGCCGAATACGGACATGCAATAGAGCGACCATGCGTAGCTGCGTGATGGGTCTTGCGCAATGAACGCGGAAATATCCTTGTTCACCTGCAAGCCAATACCGCGTTTGGTAAACGCATAGTTGTAGATTTTGCCGGCACCGCTTGAATCCAACAGTGTTGAACAAATCCAAGTGAAGCCCATCCACATCGGCACAATGCCAGTGCTAGACAGTTGATCCAGTGACCGACGTACATAGTCGGAGCTGGTCGCTTCTGTGGTGTTCATTAACTGGCGAATCTGTACAGGCGATACAACAAACACTTTTGGCTCATCGGGCATAATGTTGTTGTTCATAAACTTCTCTTGCACTTGTGTTACCAAGTCAAAAGAAATCGGAGCAACACCAGTGCCGATCAGTTGTGTGGGGTTGTATACAACAGGGTTGCCGTCACCATCCAATGAGGAACCGCCCAGTGCCGCAATAATTTCACGGTCAAATGCGCGCTTCATTGAAAAGCCCATTGATTGAGACAGGCCGCTGTTGATATCGACAAGCGCTTGGGTAGGGTCTTCTTGCTCTACCAGCTCACCGATATCCCACGTTTTCGCAACAGACACACGGCGACTGAATACGAAATCAGCTACCGGAGTGGGTTGTGCGCGGGTTGTTTTCAGAGACGCTTCTTTTGAGCCGAGGCGTTCCCAGTTGTGGTTGATACCATCTACACCACGTTCAGTGACATAGGGACGAAGGCGCGCCATTTCTTGCTGTGCAAGGAAACGCAAATTGCGCTCGAACGTCTGGACATAAATTTCGGGAATTGTGGTTGACATAGCAGTCACTCCAAATAGTTGAAAAAAAGGTTCTTTTTTCGCCTATGGGTGTCTGCTTATGCAGGCCATTTCTGGCTTACTGAATTGCCCGTCAGTCGCGGGGTTTATCTGGGCTATATGTTTAAGGTATCCAGATGGAAACGGAATATAAACCGCTTCCATCCGGTTTGCAACACCTAACTTGCGTTTGCCATCGCAACAAGTTCCATAAAACGCTTCTGTGCGAGTTTGTCGCCCTTGTGATACGGATGATTGCGGTTGCTTTGTATTTCGTGAATCTGTTGATTCGCTTCATACGGCGTAAGTTTTGCGGTGCCGTTGTTATTGTTACCGCCACCATCACCAGCAGCAGTCGACGTTTCCTTACCGGCACCCATGAGTGAGTGTATCCACAACAAATCGCTTGCACGAGCCGTTTTACTTTCAAGCGCCTTCACTAAATGCTCGGGTGCATTTGTTTTTTTGGCAAACTCGATAACTTTTGAATAGCGCTCCTCGGCAGTCATGCCCCATTCCTTTTTAATTGCCTCGCTGTCCTTATTTCGCAGTTCTGTCACCTCACCGGCCTGTTTTTGCACATTCTCTGCAAATTTTTTCGCCAAATTCTTAAACTGCCGGCGTGTCATGCCAGCAACAGACGCAATTTCACGCAAATGTGCGCTCTGGTTGTCGTCAAATGTGAAACCATCCACCGCTGGCAGCGCATACTCCTCGGCTTTCTCTGGTTTGCCAAGTTTGGACAGGGCAAGGTTGTACGCATTGTCGTCATCGTCAGTCGGAACCTCCAACAGTGACGGTATTTTTGTTTTCAGCTTGTTGCGAAACTCAGCTTTTGCTTCTGCGCTCGCATCCTCGCTCGGTATGCGGATAGATTGGCCAGCATAACTGTGCTGATCCAGTATTCGCTTCCAGAATTTATCCACCGTATCAATGCCAGTCAGCAATGATGACGTTTTCACATCGTCGGGGAGTGTATCTTTCCAGTTTTTTTCTTCAGTCATGTTAGCCTCCTTCAAGGCAGTTGAGGATTGCGGTTACAAATTCCAGTTTGCCGACACGGGTTGCCATCACTGCAAGATCACGATCCGCAATGGGTGAACGAACGTGATATCCAACCCACATTTGCAGCAACTCAGCGCCGGCAGGCGTGCCAAACACTTCGCGTACCAGTAATATTTCTTTGTCAGTGACTTTATTGCGTTCGCTCATACTTGCGCCCCCGCCATTGCTTGTTGACCTTCGCCCATTGCTTTAACGCCCTTGCCTGCTTGTTCAGCAAGTGCCGCTTTTTGCATGGCTTCCTGTTGCGCTTTGCGTTCACTGCGCTTCGTTTCAATTTCATCCGGTGTGTTCTGGTACTTCGCCGGCACACCCAACATGCTTGCCATGCCTTTGACTACTGCATCGATATCAGGAATATCCAGCACTTCCGGCATAACTTGTGACATTTGGCCAAGGATGCCAAGCCACCGTTCGACAGCCATCACATTTGAAGATTCTTGAGACTTGGCTAACGAGCTTACGTACTCAATTTCAATTTCGCCGCGCAACTGTGCAACCGCTTCCGGCATTTCGGGGAATTGTCCAGCACGGAACTTGATGCGAAACGTGCGCGACAATGCAGGCGATAACAAATCAGTCTGTATTCGCGCCAGTGTTGCGCCAAATACACGCTCAAGCTGTTGCATCCGCACTGATATTTCCGTTGCAGTCACAGGACTTGGCTGCATAGGCGGCAGCATTATCTGGTTGATGAAAAAATAATCCTTGATGTTGTTTTGCAGGCGCTGTATTTCAGCCTGTTGCACATCGAAACGCGCTTTGCTTTCAAACGGCACCAGCTCCCTGATATCACGCACGGTTGTCAGGCCACCGGCATTCAGGTTTAAGTCACCAATCAAACCGCGCTGTGTTGTCATCACGGGGGGATCAATGGCTTTCTC